CGCCAGCACGACGGCAGGTGCTGCTGGCGCAAAAGCCGTGGCTGCGACATTATCCACCGTGATGGCCGTAGCGTCTGCGGCAAACATGATCTCGATGTAATCGTTGGCGGCAAGCGAAAAAAACTCTGCCAGCGACACTGCGGTGTACCCGTTGTTGATGTTGATCGTCACCAGCCTAGCCGTGTTGGCGATGTCCGTGCCGTTCTTGCGGAACCACAGCCAAACCGTCTTGGGGCTGCTGCTACTGCTGCCGATCTGAACGGTGGCGTCAAATTGGTACAGGCCAGACTGCACCACCACAATTCGCGACGCAGGCGAGCCGATGCTGATGCCTTCGGCGATTTCGGTGTTGTCGAACGTCAGCGCGTAAGCCGTGTTTGTCGAAGCGGGAGTCTGATCCGTGGTTTTGGTGAACTCGCCGTAATACTTCTGCTGCTCAATCGTCGGCCGCACGAAGATCACGCCGTCAGTGGCGCTTTTGATCAGCACCGCCGCTACCGGGATCACGTTATCCGGCGCCGTGGGCTTTACGTTGGTAAACGCACCCGCCACTGTGGGGCTGGCGTACAGGATGTCGCCCACGTTGAACGCGCTGGTGTCGATGCCCGTTACCGGCCCCCAGACGCTACACAGGCCCGTGGCGCCGCTGTCGGGGATGGTTTCATCCAGCACGCCAAGGATGTACAGCGAGGGCGTAGAGCCGTCAGCAAGGTACTTGGACACCGACAGCAGGTTTGCCGCGCCGACGCCGGCAAAGCCCACCACAGTGCCCTTGAACAGAGTTGCGCCAGTGGAGTTCTGCACCAGCGTGAACGTCTCTCTGCTGGCCTGGCCGATGCTGTCCTGCAGCAGTGAGAAAAACCGAAACCACGCACGCGTGGTCAGCGCCCCACGGTCCACCAGCGGATCGCGGGATGCTGGGACGCGGGGCAGCGTTTGCATTTCAGGCGCTCGTCGGCGTTGCCGTCAGTTCAGCGCCCATGATGGCGATCTTCACCGGGTCACTGCCGCTGATCTCGTACACGCGGTCGCGCAGTTTGGTCGTCATGCCCAGCCTGCGCCAGATCACGCGTTTGCCGTACTCGCCGAGCTTGCCCATGCTGGCCCAATGCTCGTTGCTCCAGGTGTGACCGCCGTCGTCGGACCAGCGGAGCATGACTTCGGGATTGGTTGCCGCAGAAACCCCACTTGGAGCCCCCGCGTTAGGAGACACATCTGTCGTGTTTGTGCTAGGAAATTGCCGAGAATTTCCCCAAATAATCCTGACAGCGCCAGCGCTGCCATTTCCGCCGCCTCCGTTAATGTCAAACGGCGCAATTCCACCATTTCCGACAGTAATTAAATAATTTGCCCCTGCAACAACGGGATAATTGTTTATGTATCTTAATCCTCCTGCGCCGCCGCCCCCAACTCCGGCCCCACCCAACTGATTTGCGCCGCCGCCGCCGCCATAATTTCCACCACCAAGTCCGCGGAAATCTGGATTTCCAGAGGCTCCCGGCGTTCCGCCAGAACCAGCGCCGCCGCCGCAAGTACTTATCGTTGTTCCGCCTGCCGTTCCATTTGAACCTTGGCCAAAAATGCCAACGCCCCCACCACCGCCGCCGGCTTCTGAAAATATAAAATCTGTATACACGCCGCCGCCGCCTCCAGCGCCGCCGCTTCCAGCGTTTCCTTGAGGCGAAGCATCGGATCCACCGTCACCACCATTTCCAGAATAACCTCCGGCGCCGCCGCCGGCCCCAGTTCCTAGAGATGATCCGTTGCCGCCGCTTCCGCCATTTCCGCCGCCAATATTTCCGGCAATAGTTGTTCCGCCTCCGCCTGCGCCACCCAAACTTGTTGGCGACTGAACTCCGCCGCCTTGGCCTCCATTTGCCACCAAAACATCAGCAAAAGAAGAGTTTCCGCCCGCATTTCCCGCAACAGAAACGGTTGTTTTGTACGCGCTAGAACCGCCTCCTCCAACGCAAACAACACTTACTTGTTGGACACTTACTGGCGGCGTCCAAACATAGGTTCCGGGGGTGGTAAATGCAATTTGACCTTGCGGCGGCAAATTTGTTAAACCAACTGATCCGCTCTCGCAATCCAACTGCAACGCATGATGCGCAGTGCGCTTTAGCGTGTTCTGCCCCGTAGGCAGCGCGCGCCAAGAACGCAACCAGCGCTGCAGATCATTGCCGTCCTGATACACCTCGGGGTCGAACGCATACACGCGCCCGTTCTCCCAGTCCCCAACCAGCACTTGTCCCGCAAAATTCGCCTGACAGTTGCTCCGGTGCCGGCGATACTGCACGCCGTCCCAGAACGCCCGTTCGTGCCATGCACCGGTGGCCACGTCAAACACCCATGTCGCGTTAGCGGTCGGGAACGTCAGCACATAGAACGAATGCCCGTCCTGCTGGTACGAATAGCCGATGGCATCGTTCAGCACGCCGTACTGTTGGATCTGCCACTCCACGGCGTGCGTGCTGACGCGCTGCGCGTTGTAGCCCTGATTGCGGTACACGATGCCGTTGCCGCGTGCGTCTGAGCCCAGCCAGAACACGCTGTTGTCCAGCTTGGCAACGCTGTACGGCGCAAGGCAACCCGTCTCCATAAACGCGCCGTCAATGCGCGCCAGCGGGAAGTCAGCCAAGCCTGCGTTGTACCAGACCTCAATGGTGTTGTTACCGAACAGCCACACCTCGCGGTGGTCGATCATCAGAGACACCACGTTGTCCGGGTTGCCCTCGGCGCTAGCAAAGTCCAGCGGGTCGATTGCCGTGCCGTCGTTCAGCGATGTCACCCAGAAGCGCTGGCTGTTGGGCTCGTTGAACACAAAGTACCCGTCCAGATAGCCCACCGTCACCGCGCCAGGAAAATCGACGTCAGTGATCTGCGCGAACACGCCCGTGCTGGCGTTGTAGATGAAAGCGTCAGGGTTGCAGGCGACGAACAGCTGCGTGCCGTTGTCCGACATGCTCACCGGCCCGCTGCCGTTGATCAGCCCCAGTTCCGTCACGGCGAAGTTGCCGTCGGCGCGGTACAGTTTGCCGCCGGACGCGACGTACAGAAAGTCGCCAAACTTCCACATTCCACGGATAGGGCCGTCGCCTACGGTGGCCACCAGACGCAGCCCCGGGCATCGCTGGAGAAACGCCGGCTCTTTGCCGCCGTCGGGCACGACCTCGGGGAATAGGTTGACCATGCGGCTGTCGGCCGCGTTGACCGACCGCGCCACATAGGACGATCCGAGGATGGGCGTCTTCACGTCGGCGTACCCGCGTACACGTTGAACCGGCGCAGCCTGCGGTTGACGAGGTTGTACGGGATGCTCATCAGGTCATCCGGGTTGTTGATGCGCTTCAGATTGCGCTTGGACGACATGGCGATGCGCTGCACCGTGGGCGGGGCTTCGACGCCAAACTCGGCCGCGATCTCGCAGGCCAGGTTGTACTTGAAGCACCGCAGGTAACCTGGCGGAAACGACAGCGTGGTGTTCAACAGCGCGGGCTGCGACAGTTCCTGCACGCTAATGATGTGCCACTCCAGATCCTTGCTGGGCACCGGGTACAGCGTCATCGTGATGTCGGGGAACGTCATGTTGGTGAACATGACCTGCGGATACGTCGACCCCACGGTTTTCAGCGCAATACCGTTGTACTGCTGCTGGTTGATCATGGCGATGCCGAACGACACGCCAGATTCGGTGTCGCGGAAGTACGTCGAGTCGTCCAGCAGCACCGGCCGCGTGCCGACAAAGTTACCCGTCGGCCCGAGCGTGCGCGTGGCGGTGTTGGCCGGCCAGGTAAACACCTGATCCTGCGTGGCGTACACCGCTAGGCGCTCGATGCTCCACGAATCGAGCATTTGGTTGAGAGCCGCCAGTGCATCCTGTGACGTGGCGGCGGAGGGCGTTTCGCCCTCGGCAAGCTGGCCGATCAGCCGCAGTGCGGCGTTGATCTCGTCACCGGCAGTAATGTTGGCCGTCGTGACGCCCGGAGACAGCACAGTCATAAATCAGTCCTCGGTGGGAGGGGCTGGGGGGATTGTGGCACAGGGTTGTGCTGGCGTTGGATTTCTGCGTTGATGTGCTGCATCAGCGGCGCGGCCACGCGAAACGGCATCTCGCCAAGAGCTGCGTTGAGCACTTGGAGTTGTTGGGGGGTAAAGGTGAAGGTGAAGGTGGTCATGCAATTACTGCCAGCTTTCGAGTGTTGCCTGCGGCGTCTTTGATTTCAATGTAGCCAGTAATTGGAACATCGGAAGTTGCAGTGTGTGATCCATATCGGACCAATCCTGTTCCTTTTGGAAACAAAGCAATGTCAATATCTGTATCGCTCCCAGACGCCGAAATCGAAGGCGGAGAGCCAGTAACGGAAGATGTGGCCGCTAATATATTTGCAGAACTTACTGTCGTGTTAATTTGAAATTGGTTAGTATTGTCAGCAACAGCGCTAAACAAAACACCTGAGTCTGTAAACGTTATTTTTTGTCCGTTTGCTGCAGTTTGAACGCTACTGCCTAAAGAAGAAACAAGTTGGTTGCTGGTATTGTACCAGTGCATGTAATGACAAGAAGAAAATGCAATGGCTACACCGGCACCAGAAGTTCCAAGAGTTCCTTCAAGAGCCCTGGAATCAAAAACAATACCTTTTTCAAAATTAACAGTAGATCTGTTTTCGGCGTCGTTGCGGACGATACCAATTGCACAAGATACGCTGCCTGCTGTGTTGCCAACAACTTCAGTTATTTCGCCACCAACAGCAACCCAAAGGGCAGTTGTTAAGTTTGTAGAAGGCAAAAAACTGGGAAAAATTTGCTGCACAGCTCCGAGATTAGCAACGTCTATTTCCATCCCCTGCGTCGGCCCTGTGGCCGTTGCAAGTCGCACGTTTGTTGAATAAAAACCCCATGTTCCGCTTGCTCCTGCAACGTAATCGTTGTAAGTCATTGCGGCAACGCCAATGTGTGCGTCGCCAAGTGCGCCGCCACCTTGAGAAGACCGAGCTAGTCCAGAGAGTGCTATTCCATAATCAGCAAGCGCCGAAAAACTAGCATTGGATTCTAGGTAATCATAAATGCCAGTTTGCAATGAAGATATGTTTTGCGGCCACTGCCCGGCGTGATTTTTCCCAACGTTAATTACAGTGCCAAGCAATTTTCCGGCACCAACAAATGCCACTTCTGGCATCAAATACCACACGGTAGTGCTAGATGCTGTCGGGCTGTATGGAAGCAAATATGTTCCCTTGGGAACAACTAAGTATTTGCTTGCGGCGGTAGCAGTGCTAAAAGAAACAGCGTCGTTAGTTACGCCATCCCCCTTAGCCCCAAAATCTTTGACGCTGGTGATACCCGCGTCTTTGGGATCAAACAGCACCACTCCCGGCTTCGTCTCGCCGGCATAGCCCGTGGCGGCTATCTGGAGGCTGTACGTGCCGTTGGCGGCGTAGAAGGCATACTCGCCGTCGCTGTTGGTGTAGACGGGATTACTGCTGGGTGCGGTGCCGCTGTTGTTGCTGTACAGCGTTGCGAGGTTGCCGTTGGAATCGTAGACCGTAACGGTGGCGCCTACGACGGCGGTGCCTTGACGGTTCTGCACTACATCAAAGTACCTCTGCATGGGGTAACTCCCGTCGCCGCCTGCGCGCAGTCAGTTCGTTGACGGCAACCTGGGGCGATTCCTCGCCCGGAGTATACCTTTCCCACCCGTTGCGTTCATCTTCTTCGGCCTCCAGATCCATCGTGGCAACCTTGGTGCCGTGGATCGGGTGCTTCATGTAGATGACGGGCATAGGTCGCCTCCGGGCCTGCGGCGCAGGTACATGTGATAGTTGCCGGGATACGCCTTGTCGGCGCTGTGGTGCGTGATGTCCGCGTCGGGGATCAGCCAGATAGACCCGCCGCAGTCGTTCCAATTGCGGCTAAAAGAGTAATCCTCGCCGTACCAGATGCCCTTGTGCGCGCCGTGGTTGAACAAATCAACGTGCGGCTTGTGCGCCTTGCCGTACATGAGGTGCGGGTACGCACGCATGAACTTCTCGACTGCCGCCTCGGTCACGCGCAAAAACCCCGCAGGCACCCACTCTGCGTGGATAGCGCCGTCTGCCAGGCGCACGATGGGATGCCCACCCGCGTCGGTAAACAGGCAGCCCATGTAGTCTTCCTCGTCCCGCTTGAAACGGTACGTTCCGGCAACCACGTCGCCTTCCGTCTGGATGAGCTTCAGCAACGCATCCGGCGGGAACGACACATCGTGGTCAAGGAAGATGATCTGATCCGCGCCCGCATCCAGCGCCTTGCGCAGCATGACGTTGCGCGCTTGGCTGATGTAGGGGTTGCCGACTTCCATCACCATCTGGTGCGTGATGCCCGCCGCATCCAGTGCCGGTACGGCGGCCTCTATGGCCTCCAGAAGCGCCGAATGCGGGCGGGTAAGGGTGGGCACACACAAGACGACTTTCATTGCGTCACGGGCCTTTGTGCGGTGATCATGAGTTGGTGGTTGATGGACGGGCCGGCGTGGCGGACCTTAAACCCGGCGTGCTCGACAAAGTCGATCAGCGTCTTGCGGACGAACCCGTATTTGTGCGCCATGTACGGATTGCTCTGCACCAGTCTGGCCATGCCGTAGTACA